TTCTTGAGATCCTTACGCAAACCCTTGAGTTCTTTGAGAATCTCAGTTAGTAATTGTTGAAGTGTCTTCATCAAATCACTTCTTTGCCATTTTATGAGCTTCACGAACTGCTGATCGGAATCCATTTTTCTTCCATCGACCAGATTTTAGCTTGTACCTGGGTGAAACTTTCTTGAATGCTGCTTTGTATCGTCGTTGGTAAGCTGTCGTGCGACGCTTTGGTTTGGGTTCTGATTGAACTGGAACCTGATCCATACTCATATCAGAGCTTAGGCCGTTGAGCAGCTGGAGGTATTCTTCCATCGTCATTGTTACTGTTGCCATCTTCATCGACTCCTTGTTGTTCTTGCTGCAGTAATTCCTGCTGCGATGAGAGTTGCTTTGTCTGCAAGTGCAGGTCGAAAGAGTCTGTTTGCAGGGTTAAGTGCGACGGAAAGCGCTGTTTGAATAAGCGCTGTATCGCCTTTCCTGCTGCAGCCACCAGGATCAGCACAATCACGGTCATGCTTTCTGCAGGCACAGTCGAGCTTATCTGTGCAAGGTTCATCGAACTTGCCACCTTGCTCTTTGTATGTGAGAGCATCGACTTTACGACCAGCTGTCCAATTTGGACCACACCAGTTGCCGTGAATTCGTACCAGGTGATCACCCTCAAGCAGAGAGCAATTCACTTTGGACCAGGGCAGCATAGACGCTTGCATCAGCACGGGCACGAACACCGTAAACACGTGCTTGCATGAGTTTACCAAGAGTGTTGTTGTTGCCTTTGATGTTAAGGAAGAAGTCGTTAGTTGCAATGATTCCCAAGTATTCAAGCTGTGTTGATGGTGCAGAGTCAGATGCGTAGTCGTTAGTGACGCCTGCTCCACCAGCTTCCTGAGTGACGATACGGCTTGCAGCCATGACGTTGGAGTCTGCAAGTCCACCGACGGATGTGCGGGAAGTGGTTGAGATAGAAGCACTGGTTTGTGTGACTGTTGCTGGAATCAATTCTGGTTCCTGTGCATCAATGTCAACACCATAGACAATGAACACTTCATTGTCAAGTGGGTTGAGTTGCAGATCTACTTGTTGAGAAGTAAATGTGTTTGCAGCTGATTCTGTCACGCTAGCAGAGATAGCGATTATTTGCGATGTTTCTTTGAGGCCTTTGGGCATACCCTATAGGAATAGGATTCAGTTTATTATACTACTTCTTACCCTAGTCTTGAACATCGCTACTGCCGATGTAGTGGTTTGGGGACGTAGTCCCCCGAAACGCTACGGATTTCCTGCATATCTCCATTAGTTATTTAACTAAGAGCCTAGTCGGAGATACTAATGTGCGTAGTATGCAATACATGTTTTGAAGTCTGGAAGTGTCGAAATGCAATGGTTATGGTCACAAATGTCTCCCGATCACCAATAGTTGAGGTCAATTGTGCAATTAATATGTCAATTGTATCTCAATGCAGGAGGTGTCAAGGATGAGTCAAGACTGTTCTTTTCATTTTAATTACAATTGGATTAGCAGAGAACCAACATTTGACTGGTTATTGCCACTCGATCAGTATGAAGGTCCTCAAGGACCATGGTGGCAGTGCATAAAGTGCGATGAAATCTTCTTTTCAACGACACTTTGCACATGCGACGCATGCAATCCGTTTTCTGGATACTGCAGGAAGTGTTCACCATGACTGACAAATCACTCAAAACTTTCAATCTTCGTCGCTCGACAATCAAGATTGTTCGAACAAAACAGAATCAAAGTGAATTTGTTGATCGAGCCATCAACAGATTACACAATCAAATGGATGATTTTCTCCTTCGAGATGTATCCGCGGATGAGATAATGCGACATCTCCTCAATAGAGGAGGCTGTCCTATACACATTAAGGCCGTTATTCGAGATTATCTTGAGACTACTTCTTGAGATCCTTACGCAAACCCTTGAGTTCTTTGAGAATCTCAGTTAGTAATTGTTGAAGTGTCTTCATCAAATCACTTCTTTGCCATTTTATGAGCTTCACGAACTGCTGATCGGAATCCATTT